ATAGCATTCATCTGTCCGGCAAGTAGTCCGGCTGTTTGTTCGCTGATCCCGGCGATAGCCCCGGCAAGCCCTGTTCTTGTGGTTTCGGCTCCCGTAATATTTATATTTGAGGCTGCGGCAATATCTTGTATTCCTTTTAACGCTGTGGCAATTCCGCCCTCCGGAGCGAATATTTCACTGAATGATTCACTAAGTTCTGCAATTTCGTCCGCCGTTAATCCGCCAATAGCTTTGTTTGTGAAAGATTCATACCAGGGCTCCATAAGCTTTGTCATGATTTCACGATTGAAAGCTCCCCATAGAGCGTCCTGCATTAATTTTTCAAAGGAGTTGGCGAATATTTCTGCCGAATCCAAGCCCTGCCTGAGTCCCGCTGTTATAGAATCGGCAATCGATTTCGCCGTTGTTCCTGTGAGTATTTCATCATACTGTGAAATAAGATATTCAAGTTCTTCTTCGGCAAGTGCGCGCCGTTCCCTCAATTCTTTTGAGGCTGGATCGAATTTTAATGCTCGGCCTAATGCGATTAATCTTTTTTGTACCCTTGTATATCCGCTTTCGATAGCTCTCAGTTTTTCAGTACCGATAGATTTATCGATAGTCATACTGACATCTCGGAGTACATCATCAAATTCTTCAACTGCGTTAGCTATACGGTTCATCCCTTTTTCGATATCGTCTGTGTTGAATAGGAATTGTTTTGCGAATATATCCATTATTCCCATAGTAGAAGATGCAGCCCCATATCCAGCCGAAGCTTTTCCCCATAATGTTGTCGCAGTTCCTATTTCCCGTATTGCCGATGTGATGCCAGAAATATCACCTACCATTCCACCGAGCTTTGAATCGAATTGACTGATTATATCACCTAAGGATCGGAAAGCATCGCCGATTTCCCCGATCTTTTTCAACTGCATATCATAGCTTTCTATTATTTTTTTCGCTGCTATTTCGGTCAACTCTTCTCGCAGTGGATCTGTTTTGTCGTAAAGCTTGGCTTTTTCCTGTAAATATGCAGCGTATTCCAATAACTGTTTTGCGTTATATCCTTTCGTATCTTTCAGAATTTGCTCGAGTGTTTCCTTGTTTGCGCTTACCGTTGTTTTATTTAATTCTGCAAGGCGTTCTTTATTTTTTGCATCAAACTCTTCCGTTGATCCTCGAAATTCAGCAAAGGAAGCTTTTGTGCCCATGAATGGGAAAAATTTATATCCGCTTATTCCCTCATCCCTTTTCTTCGCTTCGTCCAATAACATTTGTCCGGTTTTATCCACTTTTACATCTATTACTATATTAATATCCTCCCCGCTACGGAGGCGTTCAAGAACTTTCTCCAGTTTTTCTATTTCTAAATTCTGTGATCGCATTTCTGCGGTGCGCTCGACTTCAGTTTTGCGAAATTCGAGGTCAAGTCTCAATAGTTTTGTGGATGCGTCTAATACTTCTTTCAATACTTCCGATTCTTCTTTTGATACATTCAGCCCTTTAAACTTCTGTATATTGATATTTGTTAATTTTGTCTCTAAATTATCAACAACTATTCCTTGTTCTTTCAACCATCTTGCAGTTTTTTCAGCTTCTCTAACAATACTCGCTTGTGTTCCTTTTTCTGTAAACCCGATATCAACTCGACCGGCAATTCCCGATACAGCAAATTTTATCTGACTTTCGAGTTCTCCGCGTTGTTTTGCTATAATGCGTAATCGTTCGGTATTTTCATCTTTCTGTAATTCAAATTGCTGTTTCCTTATTTTAGCTAATTCCAATTCAGCTTCATAAACAGAAACTTGAACGCCCAGCATTTCTTTGTCTAAATCAATGGTATGCTGTTTTGCTTTATTATATAAATCGAGCCCCTTAGTTGCTGAATCCAGGGCAAGCGAAAAATCTTCACCGATGATTATGGCGAGTTGTTTTTCAAGCTGTTCCAACTCTCGGGTTTGTTCTATTGTGGGCTTTCTTACTTTACGCAATTTACCAATTTGATCAGTAAGTTCTTTTATTGCATATTTTTCGCTTTTCAAAATATTAACATATTGCGTTCCTGCCTCTTGTAATACTTCATAATCTGATCTTTCTTCTTCAAAAAGTTTCAATAAAGATTTTAATATTTTTGAATAGGCAAAAATACCCTTCGTGTAAGCCGGTAAAAAAAGTTCCCCCAATATAACTTTCAAGTTTTCATGGTATCTTTGAAGTGATAAAGCCTGTTTGCCCGCTGTATCCATAGCGGCTTCATAAGCGCCGAAAATACGGGGACCGTACTCGACCACAGCGTTCATTCGGATTTGTGCTTTTTCTGCCTCTGTAAACGAATCTGTGGCGCGATCGGTTGCCTCTGCGACTCTTTGATAGCTGTTTTCAAATTGGACGTTTATACCGATAGTTCTCAGTACCCGCAAATTACCTGACTGAATACCGTAAATCATACGTTCGAAGGCTTCCGATGAATTGATATTACCGATAACTGCGGCATCCTGTGCGATTCGGGCAAGTTCGGTTGATTTCGTTAAGTCAAGTTGAGCCTGTGTCATACGAATAAGATTCGACCGTGCCATCAACATTGAAATACCGGTCTCTTCGAGTTTAGACTGGAATTTATCCATTTCGGCATGTGAATAATTAGCATTTTCACCCACCGTATGCATGACGATGCCAAGCGTTTCATATCTGGCGGCAAGCTTGATTGCTTTTTTGACATGATATGCCGCACCAGTAGAAATAGCAGCAAATATATCCATTGCTGATATTTGCCTTGCGAGTCCGGCAAGAATACCCTTTGTTTTTACGGCACCTTTTTCAAGCCCTTTGGTATCTAATCCGGTTTTCCAGAATAGGCTATTTAAACCTCTGGTATTTAACGCCACTTAACTCGCTCTCTTTCTTTTGATATGATTGTCTTTCAGTTTCTTTTTGCCGAGTGTTTCATTCCATATATCCCATCTCACAGGCAATCGGTTTTCGTTCATCCGGATTCCTTCATTTAGATATGTTCCGGCTTTTTCATAATTGCCTGCCGAAAAATTCAAGATAGCGAGATAGTTCAGAATTTCCGGCATAATCATCGATGTATTTGTTGAGCACAGCATTTCATACTGGCTTTGAGAACCTTGCTGATAAAGCAAATATGCATCTTCGAAAAGTTGTTGTGCTTTTTTGACTTTCTTTACTGTCAAATAATATTGTCCGAGGATTAAATAAAGTGATATGAGCCGGTCGGAATATGTGAGCGCTTCTCGGAATATTCTTTCGGCGTTTTTTATATCATCCAGCATAGTATATGATGCTAATATATTTGTAAACGTTTCAAGATAAGCGAACCAGCCTTCATGATAATCCACCCCCCGCATAAGCTCCATCCAATGATCCCCAAGTTCCGTGACTTTCTTGTGGTCATGGCACGCATAATAAGTCTTTATAATATGGGTTAAGATGTGCAGGTCGTCGGGATTCTTTTCGTATTCGGATTGGAGCATCGGCAGGCTGCGTTCTTTTTTCTCCAGGAACAAATCCGCTTTCGAGAAAATATACCCATAGTGATTAACTATTACATTATCGAGAAAAAGATACGGGATATCAACTCGAGGCTTATTGTGGATGATAAATTCATATATTGGTTTGCCGATATTTTTAAAAATCCGTGCTTGCATAACTGGCGCAAATTGCCCGTTTCCCCGTGTATAATAATTATGGATCTTCATAAATATAGTGTTGGCTTTTTCGCTCTTGGGACTAAATAAGGCTTCTTCGAGGAAATAAAGGCTCTTTTGGTCGAGTTCTTCATCGGAATCCACTGTCATAATTAGTTCGCCTTTTGCGAATGATATACAGTAATTTCGTGCTGCGGAGAAATCCCAGGGTATGAATTCTTTTTCATATACCTGGTCTGTATATTCTTTCGCCACGTCCAGCGTCCGGTCGGTAGATCCGGTATCGACAATAATAAGCTCACACCATTTTTCGTGTATAATCGGCAGAAATGAATCGAGACACCGTTTTAGATCAGCTTCTTTATCTTTAGTAATCATACATATACTTAATTTTAATTTATTTTCTTTCATTATAATAATCCCCCAAGTTCTGATATATCAGTTATTTCTCTCGCTTTATTTTCATCTTCCGGTTCGTATCGTGGTATTGATAGCATAAGCATAGTCAAGTTTTTCCATGAATATTTCCATAAAATATCGTCTATTGAGAATCTGAAATATTTTACAAGTCCTCCGATGATTTCCCACCAGTTAATGTATTCTCCGTGCTTTTCGCCCCGAACAGGTTGAATTTTTTTATCGAGACGATAGATGCCAAAAAACCTGGAGTATCCATTTGCGCTACAACAAGCTGAACAAGCGTTAATAACTCCATGGCATCAAGGTTTTTGTTTAAAAACCTAACAAGTGTCCATTTCCTGAACTTATCCCAAGGTGTTAACATTTCTCTATTAAGTATCGTAATCGCTATAATATTTAACACCTTGTCTTTGTTTTCGATTATACTTTTTACTCCCAACTCAAATAAATCGTCATTTTCGATCGGTTCAATTCTGGGCATTGTGAGAAGTATTTTCGAAATATTAAATAAAGCACCCAATTTAATAGGGTAAATTATAAATTTCTTTGTTACCCTAATAATTTTCAGTCTGGTCAAAATACCGGGGCTTCGTGTGACTTCAAAATCCACCCCATCTTGCAATAATGTTCTGACAGCTTGTGCCGCTAATTGATTTTCGTTAAGTTCTGTTTCTTTTTCCATGATATGTGCCCCCTTTAAAAGAGATCGCATCCCGGCCGTGACGGGGGTTAGCGGGAAAGGAAAAAAGCGCTATTGGGATCAACTGCCGGAGATGCGATCAAGTAAATAGTCATTATACGACTTTGGTGAAATGACGATATGGTTTTTTAACAACAGGTTTTTTTTCATCCTTAGCATTCACCCGTTCTTCTTCGCCTGTTGGTTTCTCATCCGGCTTTACGCCTGGTTGTAGTTTGTTAATTTCTTCCGCTTGTTTTTTTCGACTATTCATCGTTACCTTTTTTATTCGGCGACCTGTGTGATAACACACGGAGAAATTGCCGTTGAAGAGTTCGGCATAAGAATATCGCATGTGAAAGCGATTGTGCCTGAATCTGTACGCGCGAATCTCAAATCTCCACTTGCCCGGACAGATGCCCTGGGAATTTCAATCTGGAGTTTGTATCCGTTCATAGCTTTTGAGAGTGCATAAACAGCTTGCTCATTCACCACGGTAGCTGTAACAGGAAAACTGTATACAGTTGTAACGGCGGCGCCCCCGAATGCTGCGATCAGTGTTTTTGTCCCCATATCCCGGACACCGAATTCAACGAATTTTCTTGCCCCACCGAGAATCTGGATATCGGGCGTATCCTCTTCCTCGATATATAAATCGGTCGATGCTGGTAGTTCTACGACCATATGTGCGCTGTCCGGTACAACATTACCGATAGTATTCAATGAAGATGAAGTGGCCGGAAATGAACCATAGGACCGCACATCGCACATTGCCAAATACTCAAGTCCGACGAGCCTTATATCTGAACGAAGGTCACTCATTATTTTTCACCTCTTTCATTATGCGTATTGGATTGAAAAGTTTATACGAATTGACGAATAACTCACACCTGATTGATCAATATCCTCCATAACTGTTTGACTGTTAATTTCAAGATGTAAGTATGAAGTTGTAGATTTATATGCTTCTAAAACTGTGATCACGGCTGCGGTCATAGCGTCAAGGTTTGCATCGTCCGGGATTCCCGTGGCCACGTCTTTGGCGTAACAGTTTACAATTAAAGTTCCCGGCTGTAAATCGATGTATTTCCCGCCGGTAATTGGTAGCGCCCCGATGACAATATCTCGATACGCTTCTCTATTTACCGGCCTGCTGTTTCGATAAACCTCTCCTGTTAAAGTTGCCTTGACGGCAGTCACATTCACAACCGGAAAAACTATGTCCAGAACATCAAAGGTAGACTTCATATAAATTGCGCTCCGAGTTTTTCTTTCATGAACGGCAAAAGTTCCGTATCTGCAAAATGTGAACTGCCTGTGATAACATCATAATGCTTTGATTCTACCGCTGCCGCATACTCCATGCCTGCGACAACCACGAGCACCATCCCTTCATTAAATTCCTCAGCAAGGTTCTCGACAAGAGAAGCGCCCGTTTCGTGCATCATTATTGATTTTTTTAGTTTACCATTATGAATAACGGCATAACCGATTGAACTTGTAAGGTTTCCGGTTTGATCCTCGTATGTATGATTTTTCTTCGCGAAATTGACAGCCTGAATACCGATATATGAAAGTATTTTAAACATATCCCGGAGTTTTAATTTCTCAAAGTTATCAATCCTCTTGTTAATATCACCCATCCGAAAGTCTGGTATCAGTTTTGGCATTTCATCTCCACATGAGTTTGGTAATTGAAAATCTGAACGAGAATATGGTCAGCGGAGAAAAAGGTCAGTTTTGAACCGTTTGGTATGCTGTCCGATCCAGAGAATAGAGGTGAGAACACGTGCCAATTATAATCCAAAACTGCCCCTCCTTCTCCTGCTGTTAATCGTCCATTTTTCGGCTGTATATCACATTCTGCCAACACAATAGTATTAAGCGTTCCGGTACTCCAAACACCGGCAGTGCTCTTCTTCCCGTCGTCGTACCATGCGATAGTTGCCGTATGTGGATATTTACTTATCATTCTTTACTACCGTCCTATGATTTGAAGGGTAGTGGCCTGATTCTTTATCATTACCATACCTGCGGATTCGAGTATAAGTTTCCTATGCCTGGAGTTATTACTGTATCATCAAGTGAGCCCCATTTTTTAAGGATTTCTCGCCTGAGCGACATCAGCGCTCCTTTAGCATAGTCAATATATTTCGAGCCTTCACGAAATTCCGGATGTGCAATTAAGGCAAGATATACATCGGCGGCAGCCAGCTCGACTGATTGCTGATCTGCCGCTGTGTATGTAGCCGATGAATCCGATACCCCCCTGTCTAATAGTGCCTTTGCCAGCAGGTTAACGTTTTTATATTCAATCATCGACTGAAGAGCTTCTAATTGAGTCATTGATTAGCCGCCCCAGGTAGTGTGACTTTCAGTATCCAAGCACCAACAAGAGGTGATGGCGCTGAATGACGGGAATGCGTTACATTCGCCCATTGTCCACTCAACAAGCGGATTTACCGTCGACCATTTACTCACGAGTACATGACCTTTTTTGGCAAGTGCAGCTTGTTTAGGCGGATTGGTTTCCATCGCTATCGGTCCCACCTGAAAACTGCCAAGCGGTAATTCCGGTACAAACATGACGTACCGGTCGGCACCGGAAGTATCGAGCCAGGGATCGGTTGAGGCGATTGCATGTTCGGCGGTTTCGAGATCGATAGAAGTATCAATAACGATAATCGTCGGCAAACCCTGAGAAACCAACATTTCATTTACTTGCTTGAGTGACGGAGCGAGTTTTACCCAGGCGCCGGAAACATAGCTCGCGCTCGTATAATTTTGCACCTGAGTCGAAGTCCGGAATGCAATCCATTTTGTACGATTCATAACCATGTACTTAATGGTTGATCCGGCAGCTTTCGCTTCTGCGATAATCGTTTCAATATCGGTTATCGGTATATTGGTTGCAAAAGCGCCGGTAGTCCAGTAATAATTTGCGGCACCTTCGACTTCTTTGTTAGCTGACGGCAGTCCGAAATCGATAGTGGCTTGTGTTACAATACCGGCGTTATTTGTGGTATTGAGAATGATTTCCCCGCGTGAAAGTGCCTGAAGAGCAAGCCATTCCATTCGAGCATTAACGCCATCGACACAAAAGTCGACATCACCGAAAACAATATTTAAAAGTTCGTTCAGCCCGGGGACTCCCATCGCTTTCATTACATTGTAAGCGTTCAAATCAGATTCTTTGAGCGGACGGGAAATCCTTATGGGCGGAATTTCACCCGACAGGCGTTCAATGATTTTGCGTCTCTTGATAGGCGCCGTTGAATCGTATGCAACGACATCGGCGGCGACTCGGTTGCCTGTATCGCCTAAAAGTGTTTCATAAGTTAGGGCTTGTACCCTTTTGACAGGGAAAAAATCAGGAAAATAAAGCCCTGAATAAACTCGACTCGTAAGGTAAATGTCGAGATTTTTCTTCGTTGCTTCCAATAAAATAGAGTGTTCCATCTCGAGCACCTCCTTATGCGAATCTCATTCGCGCGGTTAAGGGTGTTTTTACGGCTTCATCCGGTGCACCATAAGGCATTAACGATTCATTTACGGTGCCGCGAACAACTCCTGCGGCGGTGATATTCTGTAATGTTGTACCGGATTCGAGTCGTATGCGAACAGATTGACGAAGTAGACAATCGGCTGTGAATTTAGCCGCGGCTGCGGTAGTAACATCATTATCGCCTTCCTGTAACAGTGTCCCTGTAATAGCGGTACAGTTCAGTCCGCCTCCGCCTGCCTTGAAATAGATAATATCCGTTCCGATGCCGTTTGTCCGAGCGCCCTTTGTTATGGAGGCGATGGTTGCCGCAGATCCGCGACCGTCAATCATCATCCATTCATCGGCTTTAAATTCTTGACTCGCGTCATTCGGTATATCGGAACTATAGACGTAAATCGTGACACATGCGTCTGTGCCGAGAGTTCTCTTTAGCTTTGCAGTCTTTACGACATTATAAAGCCCGACCGAAGAAGCGCTCTCCGCTAACGGTGTGCCCGGGAAGAGGAATTTAGTCGTTGTCGGTATGCGAGTTACGTCAATCGTCACACCTCCCATGATATCCTCCAGCACTTCAAGAAAAACAGGCTTATATTGTTTTTCTTCATCGCTTATTATTTGTAAACTCATTTTAGCTTACTCCTTCTGAACAGTTGTAACAGGCTCTCTTGCTGCCTCTTGTTCTGAGGTTATTTTGCCGGGAAAGTCAGGATTTTTAGTCACTGAACCAGTGCCTTTGTTTTTCGCATAATCCTTAATATTGCTTTCCTCGACAGATAGACCGGCAGTCCCCTTTTTCACCGGTGCGAGTTCGCCCGCTTCAATATTTTTGTCAATGTTCACCTGCAAGTGATTGTTGAGTTTTTTATGGAAACTTTCAACCGCTTCGGTGATTTTCTCCGGATTGTCAACTTTGACATACGTCGCAAATTCCTCGCCCAGCCCTACTTTTTTAAGTTCTGCGCGAACTTGTGAATCGACATCCCTCGTTGAAAATGTGGTTTTTAAACCATCTAATGTTTCGCCTTGTTCTTTAACCATTTCTTTGAGTGATGCGATTTCTTTTTGATCCGCTGTCATGGTTTCCTGATCCTTTTGTTTCTGTTTTTCTGCCGCCTCTTTCTCTGAGGAGCTTTTGAGTTTTTCGTCATGCGTTTTAATGGCTTCCGTGACACGCCGGTCGGTTTCGCTTTCAAGATATTTCTTGACCGATTCGTCAAGCCCGGCTTTTTTTATGGCAGCCCTTAAATCGTCACCTGTTAAATTCTTTGTGTTATCCATGTCTTTTTTGAGTGTTGCAACTGTACCCTCAATTTCTTCCACGGTTTTGACATTGATTTTGTCAACCAGTTCCTCACTCAACCCTGCTTTTTTCAGTGCAGTTTTGATTTCGGTTTCAAATAACATTGAATTTGTCTCCTTTTGTTTAAGTTTAGTTTAAGTTATTATTCTCTTTCGATTATGATGCCTTGAATTTGTGTTGTAATTGCCGGGAAAACTATATTAAATTTCTTGTATTTCCAGCCAAATAATCGCATTATTACTGCCAGACTCGGACTTAGAATATCCAGATATTACAGTCCCTTGGTTAAATATAAACTCCGTTCCGCCCGGAGCTGCCAGAACTTCTCGTTTATTCACATTAGTATTACCTTCGATTTGCCTATCCATGAATACAGTTGACCCATCCGTAAATTTTATACGGAACTTTTCTGTTGCATCCGCCTCCGCATTAAAACCAATGATACGGAATGGTTTTGCGGCGGCAGCGCGTATTTGTACAGGGGCTCCTGTCCATGCGGTTCCTGCTCCGGTAGCAACAGTTACACCAATCTTTATCGCCTCGTGGACCTTGGTAACTGAATCCTCTATGTCCGGGATCGTGAAATAAATATTACTGCCAGACAGATGAACAGTTTCCGCGTTTGTGTTATAGTTGTCAATCGCAAATACTGACAAAATCAGGAGTAAAACGGTGAATCCGATTATTAATTTTCTCATTTTAATTGCCTCCGATTAAAATCGCATTATGAGTTATTGAGGCGGCAAATCCATCTGCTTCTGAAATCCATTTATAACGAATGGAATCGGCGAGTCCGACACCGAACCATTCAAATCCGTAATTACCATTTGCCTCATAAACGAGTGAATCCGCCCAGACATTAGTCCATTCGCTGTCGCCTGTTTTGGTCTGTAGCGAAACACCTACCGAGGTATCAATGTTTTCAACAGTGAAGTACCATAAAAGCTTATCATATTTTTGCCCGATTCCGATAGCGGCGGAATTGCCCGGGGCTGTCATGGTAACTGCGTCCGTTGTATAAAATCGGATTATTTGAGCTGAAACCGAAAAACAGAAAACAGTGAGCAAGATTAAAAAAATAAATGTGGTTCTTTTCATTATGTCACCTCCGAGCAATTTTTTGATAGAATTTGTTTCATAATTTTATTAAAACATTCGTGCGAATCTATATTTATTTCATGTTCCCATAAACGAATTACGCTATACCCCTCAAATGAAGCTCGTAAATCTCTATCTGCATCCCTCTGTGACATACCTTCTCGATTATGCCGATAGTCGCCATCACATTCCACAATCAGTTGATATTCTGGCAGGTAAAAATCAACGCATCCAACCCCTTTTATATATTTCTGTTTATCAAAGGATAGTTTTGCCTTTTTGAATTCAGACTCCATTGCGAGTTCTATACTGGTATCTTTATTCTTGAATCTTCCCGCAGAAAGAGCTTTGGAACATATTTCACTTAATTTATTCCTTGTTTCTTGTGATACATTTCTTCTTTTATTTGCATCTCCTACTTTTCTTCTGGCTTCGGCTGAAAATATTCGTCCTTTGCTTTTCTCTCCGATTTTTCTTTTTGTTTCTTCTGAATGATGATTACCCAAGCAATTTTTATTACCAATCATATTTTTTCTATTTGCAGTACCTATTTTATTTTTTGTTTCTTCCGAGTGTCTGCGACCTTTACTCTTTTCCCCAATTTTTATTTTACTTTCTTCCGAATGTCTAAAACCTTTTAATAGCATGTTTCACTCCAAAATAAAAAAACCGAAATGCTAACTAAGCATCTCGGTCTGACTGGTTCAATACCGATACTGTTATTATATACTCTTAAAGGGTGTTGTCGTTTTATAAATGGCGAGTCGCCGGATCAAGGCGAGTCCCGTACCTCCAAAGCTTTCAACAACACCCCCGTTTTGTTATTTTATAGTTTCTTTTTTCTCTACATGAGTAAATCCCCCGTTATCAAAGCATATAGTTATACGTCCGTAAAATAGATTTCCACCACTGTTTCGTACAGCGGAGTTACCTACGATACTCTTAATTTCGCATATAAAATCGTTTATGTCAAGTCTTTTTTTACTTTTATTCATTTTTATTTTCTTTTAGATGTTCTTATAGGGCGGATGATATAGTAACGATATCCACAAGTAATATGTTAGCCTTTTTAATATTTCCCTCGCTTGGCAATCTGCTTAAACTATGTGCTTTTTTTATTTCAGTTTCAGCAGCAGCTATATATTTCATAACCTTATTAACGGGAATTTTTGCTGTCTTTATTTCAATTAACAACTCAGCATTAGGCCGTGGCATTGACAAGTGACCTGTTTTTAAGAGCTCAGACCCCTCTTCTAATAACCTCAATACATTCATAGCAGCCTTAGGATCATAACCATATTTTTCAAATAATTCCTTGCGTCTTGCCCCACTACGACCAGTTATTTTATTTACCCGATTCAGCTCTGATCGTGCAAATCCTGAATATCGGTGATATATCTGTTTTGTTAAAAATAATTCTCTATTCTCTACCAGTAACCGACCTGCGTCATTGATATATAATATTTTATCTTCTGGAACAAACAGCCACTCAATACAAGATGGATTGCTATTTAATGCTAATCGGATATACTTTTTTATCGGATGAAGCACAATGTCATAATCTTCTGTGATCCTATCATAGGTCTTGTAATCATATAATGATATATGTGCATTTACAGACTGACTATAAATACCTCGTATATCATTATCACTATCATTAGTCGTTGTGCCGTAAACATCAGAACCATAGACGATTTTTAAAATGATATTTTTAATCGCCTCTGTCATGGTTTCTATTTTCATCTTTTCCCCCTAAAAGAAACATATCTTTAATAATTGCATAACCACATAAGCGGTCACGGTAACAAAAATCATGAGTTCCAGAATTTCCCTGCATGTAATTCCATCATATAATTTCATTTATTCCCCCTATCTGCAAGACAACAGAAAAGAAAGATTATTATGGGGCAAAAGAGTACTATTGCGAAACCTATTTCCCCTAAATATAACGATACAATGGCAGCCAGAGTAAATGGGCTCAGGAATGCTGTGGTAAAAATTTCTAAAGTTGATGGTTCGTATTCAATATTATTAATATCATCATAAAATTTCATTTATTCTCCTTTTCCGTAAATAACTTCATGAATTTTCGGTGGAAACCACTAATTTCATCCTTGTATCTGAACAGGAATGAATTGTATTGAAAGCTTACTTCGACACCGTAAATCTCAATATTTACAGGCTGGAACCCGATTCCGTCGAATATTTCTATGATTTCCGTAATAGAATAGCCCTCATCGATGAATTGTAGTCGATCCCTGATATGTTCTTTCGCCGATTCCTGATAACGGCCATCCGGTATATTCAGGAATATCCATGTTTTTTCATTTGAATGTCTTTTTATGACCTGCATTAAATCGGATATATAATGGCGTGGTATATGTTCAAAAACATCCAGCATAACGATACCGTTAAAAATATAGGGAATACCAGCTTTGTCCTTAAAGTCCATTTCGGTTACATCTCTAATAAAATATTGTATGTTTTTATGTTCGGAATGCTTTTTTGCATATTTAATAAGCTCCGATGATATGTCAGCAGCGGTTACTTTCGCTCCCGATTCGGCCATGAATTTTGATATTATACCTGTTCCACAACCAATATCGAGGATATTTTGGGCTTTTATAATCAACGAAGAAAGCTGTACCTTAATGCGTTCGTGGCGGCCTTTTTTGATTTTAAGGTCATCGATAAGCTTGTCATAGTATTGGGAAATTCTGATCATCGTAGCACGTTTAATATACTCCACGAGATTGTGCGCGGCTTTGCCTGTGACTTTATCAAAAGCGTATGCCGTTGTTCCCATGAGTACGGTCAAATCCATTCTGCGGCGGTATTGCTCATGACTCATGGATTTGGAATTGTCGCCGGTATAGAAATACTCGTTTTGTGTCTCGATTATGCTGTCAAATACACCTTCGGCAAATAAGTAAGTAATGACCACTGAATCCTGAACGGCGTTAATTCTTTCGATACCGGCTGCTGTCAAGGCAATGTTGAGTTCCCTGTATGCCGGTATCATTATTTTCCGGTCAAATAATGAACGTCTGGAAAGCATTCCCTTTCCTTCGGTTAATTGTTTTTCCAGTATTTCAAGAAGTGAACCTTTGGGAGTATTCCATAAATTAATGCTCTTTTTGCCTTTTAGAATCACTCTGGCCGGTACTGAAATATGGACATTAGAAGGATGATTTCGCCTCAGGGATAAAAGCTCTTGCAAGAGCAGCGGATTGAATGGATCGTCGGCATCGTGAAAAAATACAAACTCTCCAGTTGCTTCTAATAAACCTTTAAATTCTGTTATAAAAGTTCCGGCATTATCAGATGAAAGATGCTCGACAAATTCAATTCCGTTCCTTTTGAGTATCTTCTCAGCTTTTGTTATTTCTTTTCTTGTCCCGTCTGTCGATCCATCGTCCACAATCACTACTTCGAGCTTTTCGGAATCATGCAAGAAAAATCCATCTCCGATTTCCAGGGCGCGTGTCACGATATACTTTTCAGCGTTATATGCCGGTATGATTATGCTGATAATTGGTTGACTCATGAAATTATAGCCTTTCATTCTAATTCTGATTCTATGTATTTGAGCCAACAAGCATTACATCTGTGGATATTCACAGTTTTATTCGCTTCTTCAAGGGGACAATATGCAAAAGGACATTTTTCATAGGTAAATGATTCAAATAATAATACAATTAATTTCATTCTCTTTTCATCAGACCACTTTTAAATTATTCCTTTTGTCTTTTTATTCAAATCCATTATTCACCTTCCTTTTTAATAGACCCGTACAATAGACCCGGTAATATACTCCCCAATCGTTCTGTATATGTATGATCCTCGAGTACCCTGTGCCGTCCCCAGGCTGCGATTTTCTCCCGGGCTTTGGCGTTTTTGATATAATAAAGGCATTTTTCTATTGCATCTTCGACGTTCTTATAAACGATTATTTCCTTGCCCGGTTCAAAGCACTTTCTGATTTCAGCGGAATCCTGTGTCAATAAAAGTGTCCCGCAAGCGGGGATTTCGAAGTCTCTGCCCTTTACCTGGTACTTATTCCCTTGAGACGATCCTGACATATTAATGCCGATTTTGCTCTGGTTGTATATTCGGATCATAGTGCCTTGTGATACCTTGAGCTTTTTTTGTCCCGCCCAGCCTTGTCCGATAGTAAGAATATTAAGTCCTGCTTCCCTCAGCTAGTCGACAAATAGCTGGCGTTCACTGTGACATCTGCCGACAAACGATACATCGTATTTTTTAGGCAGCGATAGGTTTTTATAGAGTAGATGATTCGCTCCCCATTGACTCTTGATTACATTCTTTTCGGCGTATTTGCCTTTTCGCCTCTGATAGCCCTCTTCATCGGTTGTTATGATGTTTTTGAACAGTTCCCAGACAGGCTTTGTTTTCTCGTAACGCCATTGGTCGTCTGCGAGGTGAATCACCTTTTCAACTTGCATTTCTTTCCAAACATCGTGATCGATCCAGTCGTGGTAATGAACGTAGAATACCAGATCAGGGTTGTAATAGCAAACAGCTTCCTTGAGTATTTGAGACATGCTGAAGTTGCCGAATCGCTTTCTTAGCTGTTCATAGTCGAAATAAACGAGGGAAAATCCCATCGCCATGAGTGTATGATAGAAATTATAATGCTCATAACTCAGCCCCCAATCCATGTGCCCGTAGTCGTATTTCATGCCGACGTATAAGATGGTTTTGCGGTCCGGGATGATTCTCGTTTCAAGCATTTCGTCAACGAATACTTCCATTGCCATTTTTTTCATCACTATTTTCCTTTCACCTTCAAAAATCTACAATTATGACAAACGGATTTTTTCGAAACCTTGGTGAATGGTTTTTTCATTTTAAGCAAAATCGTGTGTCCCATGGAATCTTTTTCCTTCTTTTTATAGTGCAGGAAACTAGCACACGAAGCACTCTCTTTTAAAAAATGCTGTGGATTTACGTCTCGATATCCAGTCGGATACCCAACTTGACTAGGCCATAGTACTGTGCAGATATATTTTTTCTTCATCATTTTCCCTCCTGTCGGGTTGTTTCTTAGTTTTGTTGTCTCGCACCTTTTTAGATAATCCTCGTATGAAGATTGAGTGCGTAGGGTGCCCTGAGGTTCTAATTTAGTCATAAAAAAGAAAAGCGCTGCTAAATGACTATATTGTTCTTCAGTCATTGGTTGTGTTAGATATTTTTTCTTCATCATTTTCCCCCGTCCTTTCCACGTTCGGATGCACGTTGAGTTTCAAAAGCCGGCGTTTGCGGTTTCTTGGCCTTTATTCCCATCTGCCCCATCCATGCAGCAAAGAGAACTCCGGGTTCAATACTGGCTTCAAAACAAGCCATATAATTGATAATATCCCCCCTTGCATCTTCATCTGATTTAACTTTTTTATCTTTAATGCCGGTAAATCCAATACTGGGAAACTGTTCTATTAATTCATACTCACGCTTATTGAAGCCCACAACAGAGAACATAAAGTTTAATTTTTCTACAGTGAAACCATCGTAATGTGTGCCGTACTGAATAGTGTCCTGCGGACCGTAAAGATGGCGAAACCAGAACTGTTGTTCCTGTGCGCTGTCTGATGCCTCGATCATTTTTACTGTTTTTAGGAAATCCGGGACTAAAATCGATAAAACACCTCCGTCTGTTTTGAGCCATTTATAAAACTTCCGAAGCTGCATTATCGCAACATGGCGTGGGAAATGCTCGAATACGGCTACCATGAGGATTTCGGCTATTGAATCGTCGGGAAAGCTTAAATCCTCGATTTTGCTGTAAAGATCAGCTTTAACCGTGTCTTTATTACCTACGTCGACATTTATCCATCCGTCAATGTAGCGATGCCCGCAGCCGAGGTGTAGTTTCATACCATCCTCTCAAATAGTTTATCCCTTGCTGTTCGCTTCGCTGTGACCTCTCTCTAGAATTGACGGCGTTCGTACCGTTTGTAGCCGGCGGCGTCCATCCAGTCGTCGAGTAGCTCGAGCACCTTGACACCTTTGCGAAGCCTGCGACGAGCCCAGAATAGTTTAAACCTTTTTAGCATTTTACTACCTTTCTTTCCCAAACTCTTTTAAACATTCTTTGCAACGCTCCGATCTGTCCTCATAAACACTTAGACTTTTTTTATATAAATTACAGCATTTTGGAAATACCTTATCCAGATAATTACAATCAAACCCGCAATAATCGTGGGAATGTTCATCAACAATAATAGTAGTTACTTTCCCGGTTGGCATAATAGACCGAGTACGAGAACAGGTGTAATTCATTTTATCCAATGGCACTTCATTTTCGTATCCGGGATCAGCAATATGTACAGCACTATAATCAGTGCTTCTTCTACCATAATTCTTTACTTCGTCAAGCGGCGCTTCATTCCATGAGTAGCCACAGTTGAAACAGGTGCGGGCGATATGTTCATATTTTACCGCATAGTTCCGTATGTCGATAATTCCGTAAGGAATGACCTTTTCTATAAAATCATTCTTATTCCAATGCTTGTTTTTAATGCCAGTACACCGACATTTCGGGCATTTAGCGTTAGGATTGTACGGTTTCATTTCGTCAATACGTATTCCTATACCCGATGTAGGGAAACTTTGCGCCGTCATGCTATCTCTTTTAAAAGGACATTTTCCATTAACGAGTTGAAGGCACTCTGATTGATTAGCCCCCTCTTTTGTGCATTGTGCAAAACTTTTAAATCCTGTAGGGCAGTTCATTTTTCCTTCTTTCCCTTTCTCCCCAGCCTGTCCACAAGGCTTTTGAGTTGTCTTATCTCGTGCTTACGTGTCCACCCGCGGTCGATGATATGCTGTCGGATGTTTTCCGGCGACAGAGAACCAACATCCATGTGGATGTGATCAACAGCCTCTTTAACCGTGTTGTACAGCCATGTTTCCGGGTACAGCCCCTTTGCACCATAGAAATTATGAACTACCGGCCTGAGTCCCCTGGCGGCGCCTTCCATGATGTTCAGCGGATGCCCTTCGTGAATGCTGGTAGACAGGATCGTTCCTTTGTCTTTCCAGAATGCATTCATGTCTTTGACGAAGCCGTAATAGATGATATTCTTCTCGATCCCCATTTCTTTTATCATGTGTTCCATGTAGATTTTATATCGGTCATCCTGGAACGCACCGGCGACATGAAGTTTAAATCCTGGATTAATTTTTACGAGTTCTGCCATAATCTGAAGGGCAAGCGCGGGTTCTTTCTTGTGATTAATATTACACACATACGCAATATCGTACATGTTATAGGTTTTATTCGGGGGGATCCCTGCGATGTCCAGCCCATTGGGGATTATCTTTGTGCATACCTTTTTTTGAATGTCGGGGATGTATCGTTTTACAATTTCCCGGATATGCGGAGCGACAAAAACGAGATAATCGACAACCGTCCAATTAACCTGTTGCGGCATATTCGACAGAGATTCGTAACTGTGAAGCCGGATAATGATACCTTTTTTTTCAACGTCGTAAATCTTTGTTGCCACGATAGCCGTTTCATTGCACCATTCGACGAATAACCTGTCCGCCCACTTGATAGCGGCGATAATTTCCTGTTGTGTTTTGACGTAATACCGGCGGACCTGGTACTGTTTGAACTTCTCAAATTCTTGTACAATCGGCTCGATGAAAGTTTCGAGTCCCTTTGCGCATAGAAATGCAAGTTTAACCTTTTTCATGGAGTTCCCTTTCCTGTGGGTTTTCAATTTCCCATAATGTACTGCAAAGCTCTGATTTCTGGTGCATAGAGTATGATATATCCACTCAGTATTGAACAAAGCAGAATTAGCCCTGTAATAATCAGAATAATATATTCAGGCAGTTCTAATTTATATCCTGTTATTTTGCAGTAGACTCCCGTAATAATCGCAGTGATTAGAACCCAAAGAATAGCACCATAGAACTGTAGGCTACCAACAAGAATTGCCTTTTTCATTGCCGCTTCCCATATCATCGGGGAAACTTCTCTGATTGCTTCAATTAATTCTGGCATTGTTCGATCCTTTCCACTCTGTACTTGATTTTGTGTTTCCTTCCCGGGTCTGCGTTAAGGTCATCAAGCATAGACGTAAATTCAAGCATTTCGTAATGATGCATGATTGCATGGCGCTGGTTGCTTTTTAATTTTACCTCTCTGCCGTCTTCGTATATCCGGTATACAGAGAAATACAGCGGCAGTTTATACCAGCCGAAGCGATTCATTATTCGCTCAAGAATGAGATTAAGTCTTTTCACCCCGCGATCGCCTTTCCGCCCGTTTGGGTATGAATCTGTTTTTAATGATCTGGAGTTTGCCGAGTAAAGATTCGGTAATGGTGCGGCTTTTTATTGGTTCTACCCCCTTGCCGTGGTAATGCTCCTGTCCTCCGGTTGTTCCGGGAATCCTGGTATTAACTCTGCGGCGTTGAATCATTCTTGTTTTCACTTTTCCCCCCAATGAATACAGCCAAATCCCTCCGCTGTAGAAAGAAATACAGAATACATTTCGCTATCAATGTAGGCGAGTTGATCAATTTCGTCTATGCTATCATCGAAACCAATAATAAACTTTTTGCATTTACATTCTCCACTTTCAAAACCCCTTCGTTTTGTTACGTTTATTTTTTTGTGATATCCATTACTGTTTTTTGTTGGTTTAGGCACAAAAACTTCATCATATGCTACAAAACTTTTCCAGAATTTACAGTTCTTGCATATCTTTTTCATTGCTTCCCCCAGGGAAATGATAATCAATAACTTCTTTTATATGTTTAGAGCATCTGGCACATCCACATCCACGCAGTTCTTCTAATGCACCCATTACGGCTGCCCTTTCAAGCCATTCATCTTGACAGGAACTTACAGAATCTCTATCCTTTGTTGGAAATACAATACGTTCCATTGGTAACGATATTATACCACCATTAATAAAATACAGTGGATGTGGTTTAAATTCAAGCCTAAGATATCCAGCGGTAGCCATGACACTATTTGCAATTATATCCGTAACCATATTAATTTTTATGTTTTTAATTTTGGGAAAATAAATTTTGTGGCCATCGATATACAGATAGATTTCCTTTGGCTTCCCTATTTTGCATGAGCTTTCACTTTGTTTCAGTTCATCAAATCCTTTCACTTGCTCCCCCCTGTTTAGTTAATAGTTCTATAGATTCATGTTCATGCCAAAAAACCGTATGACATCTTTTGCAGAGTTCGATGGTAATTACATTTGATATTACTGACTTTTGTTCGTCCCGTGTGGAGAAGTTTATTGTTGTGCTCATACCGATGGGTAATTTCTTTTCAATAATAGGCTTTTGAAGCTCTTTTCTTTTATGTCCCCAAAATAAACAGATTATCTCTGGTATCATTGCTCCCCCCGTTTTATCTGATCTTAACTAACTTCCGCAGCTTTAAATCCTTTGTGAAATTATCCCGCATCCAATACGGCGTGTTCTTATAATTTAATAACCTTTCCCCGTTCTTGTCAATGTATTTCTGCGCCCGGCCGGGAATACGGGTCTGGAACCTGCTTTTCTTTATCTTCCCGGTTTTAATGTAGTCGACAAACTCTTCTTTTGGCATTGTATTGTAAGTTGCGTAACAAATGCACAGAGGATGCCAGCCAACGAATTCAAACCCTTTCGGGTATTCACCTCTCATTTCATCGCAGATATCCTCGACAGGATGCGCCGGCGAAAGATGAACTGTGCATCCGGTTGTAAATGGTAGTCGGCTATTTTGTAAAAAGTCGCTGGTTCGGAAAGCCATGTTTGTTTCTGTGGCTGCCAATCGGATAGCCTGATATATCAATTTCTTGCCCTTTAAGAGTTTCCCAGCATATAAAATCGGCTTCCCATCGACATATCCTTTTAGTTCACGGGATAATGTCGCGGCTGATTTCCCTTCGAGCACACCCCGGGATATCAGGTCATTCATCTCTTCTTTTATCCCATCGGTAAAATTCCATACTCGATCACTGAGTCTCATACCGTTTTCTGAACGGTCGAGGAAAGCGTTTAATGCGGATAGATTGGGAGTGCGGAAACTCTGGTTGAGGCGGTCTGAAATTTTAACGCTGGCAAGGTAGCCGTCCAGCCCTTTGTTATTCATTTTATTCGCAAGCATCCACTGATTCCGGATCTCCTGTGAACCGTTATTTAATAACTGCTCGTGGAGTTGTTCCAGGCGGTCGTTCATGACACCGGCGAACCGTTTGCCTTTGACTGTCTTGAATCGGCCGGCGATATCAGCCATAGCATCTTCGACAATTAAGCCGATTTTACGGTTTCGGCGTGCGATGTTCCTGATATGGGCTTTCTCGAAAGGATTCATTCGGCATCTTCAGGTTTTATGTTAAGTTTTTCGTCCTCAATTTCTTTTAAAGCTTCCAATGCCTCATCGAGCGGCACGCTGAAGCATGTGTTACAGGAACCTATATATGGCGTAGGAAATATTCCGGCAAATCGTTTCGGACGAAAAACTTTTGTGTTTTCCATTTTAACCCACCCACGGATTTGAGTTTATTGTATCTTTCGGAATGAATGATTTTTCAGGCAATTCACTTCTATTATAAAAATCAACTATGCGCCAGCATTTTAATTCTATATCAATAAATGCCTGCCGTTTTACTAATTTTTCTCCCATTGGCTTCCCAATGTAAAGACCGCACCATTTACAGAGCCAGCGCCGTCCGCTTGCTTTGCTATCATCAAGCCAACCGCCGTGAGGTTTCCATGTGCCTACTGATTTACATTCAGGACAGCGGAAACGGTCTCTCATGCCTATAATGCGGGATAGGTCGCAGATTTGATGATAGATAATCCATGCGATGTTCCTGATATGTTCGTGTTCAAATGGGTTCATAAAAGATTCCGTTTCATGATTTCAGGATCGCCACAGCAATAAGTATCTGATCCGCATGCGTATGGTGCTTGGCAATCCCCGGTACAACAAAGACATCGCTCGTCGTAAATGGAATAATATGAAGCTTTTTTAAATAATTTCCCGAACTCCTCATCGTCGTAAAGATGTATGCCGTCGAACATCTCAACTATCCAATTACCGGGGGTGATTGACCTGTCGTAAGTCCCATCATTATCATCAACGGTATGGATTCTATATGTTGATGAATGATGTTTATAGGCTGGTAAAGGACGGCTGAGATAAACCGCCGGATGATCGCCATCTTTAAACCATTGAGTCGCAGCAAAGACATTATTTTTGAGTTGAACTTCCATGGGTTCCCCCGTTTAAAGGCGTTCATACTTTTACTATTAACCAATTTTATTTCGGGAATAAAGAAATCCAAAATACGTTCGTTCTTCCAAGATTATACCCTTTAAATTAAATAAGGTATAGCAATAATGACATCTGATTTTGGTATGTTCTTTATTTTCCCAATATAAACCATCGCCCAAATCGCTACAAGAAGGGCATGTAATCCTATTTGTACCTTTCACAGATCCCCCCGTTCAAATGGGTTCATTCGTTAAGTGCTTCCGCGTGTGCATCTAAAGGTGATACATTTTTATCCGCCAGCCGCTTTCGTACTCTCCAGATTTCATCATCGTTTTCGTGGTTCATGTAGGCACAAATCTCTTCTGCTTTTTGAATATCCGCAAATACTCCGCCGATCCTTCTCACCCAGCCCCTTCCATCCCACATTTCGATCTCAATTACATAGACTTCCATAGCTTCCCCATCAAAAGCGTTCATTCGTAACTCTCCGCAAAAGATTTCAGTGCTGTCTTTTCTTTCGTTAATCTATCGATTTCCTCCTCGGGATCGTCAACATACGGATTGTGCTGTACAGCCGTTTTTTCACTCATTATCGGATCGCCGGCTCGAGCTACAGACAGACTGTTTATCAGGGCTTCGATATCGGCCGGCAGCACATCGTTAAATTTGATATCGATATCAAGCTCTTCAATTTTGCCCCGTGAATCAGCATTCGAATAAGAAATCACGGCTTTGATAATATTCAATCGACGTTCGATAGCCGGTCCGAAAATTTCCTGTTTATCACGAGCTTTAAAAAGCGCATCCGAAAACATGAGGCGAAGCGCAACCCCACTGACAGCCGACATACCTTTGACATTCGAGAACGAAAGATCAGGCGTTTGTGTCATTCCGTATATGATATCTTTTAATATTTCGTATTCGGTTTTTATAGCTTCCGGTCCCTGTTCCCATGTCACAAATTCGACACCGCCCGGATAGTATACTTTACCATCCGCATCCTCTTCAGGAGCTATTGTTACGATTTTCCCAGGATCTTCTTTTTTGGGCATGTTTGTGACTTTACCCTTTACTTGTATTAACGGGGAGCCGTTGTAATCCACTGTATCAGCGAAATTACTGATCGAATATTCTGACCGCGTAATCTGCGTTATTACATCATCCCACTCAGAGTTTTCCTGTTCGTAATAAACGATCGGTATTAAGCCAATAAGATTATCTCGTGTAGTCAGTTCCCACTCGTTATTTTTCTTCACTGCTTCAATTATTGAATCGGCGGTGTAGATAGTGACTCTTGTTCGTGGTTTCCCGGCTTCGTCTTTATCTTCGTATTTGACTGTAAAGGCGTCCATATCTCCGTATTCATCGAAGTGTGGGAATATCTTATACCCTGTGCGTTCGCTTAATAAAGCAACTCTGATGCGCTTATCCGCACTGGCTGGCATATACCACAGTTCAGCAACTTTACACTCTACGAACAAATCTCTGGCAAGCTGCTTATTAAAGTAATTGATCTTGTTCTTTTTCCAGACAGCATTTATTTCTTCCATTCCCTCTTCGGTGGCGGCGGATTCCTCGTTGAGCACAAGCGTAACCGGTTCCCCAAAAAGGAATGTGACGGCACTATTGACGATGCGCTTCGGATAATTCAATATCTCGGTCGTGTATGTTACCGCTCGAGCAGATGTTCCTTTCCCGATTGTGCGAGTCGCCCTGTTGGTATCAGTCGTGATCTCGTGTTTGCCGTTGTATATCTCACGTTTTTTCGATATACTATCGTCACCGAAACTATCGGCTACCGCGAGATGCTCGAGAACCTTGTCGAAAGGTTTCTGTAGTATTTCTTTAATTTCCATGATTAACCGCCTTTGTTATGGGTATTCATTCCATCCAATGAATTCCAGTATGCCTTTTATATTGTCTTCATTGCAAGAATGGGTGAGAAAATCTCGCCTTTCAAATCTTCTGCCCTCCATGAACATTGTATGATAACTTCTTAATACCGAAATAGCAACTTCCTTTTTACACCGCTTGCAGCGATAAATGTGTTCAATTTCCATCTTATCCCCTCACAATCTTTTCAGCAGCTTCGATTACAGTATCTTCGGTAGACATTTCGTCTTCGAATCCTACCCAAAGAATAAGCCCGTAAACCTGTTTTTCTTGATCGCACAAGTGGAATTGTTTTTCACTCAACATAGGTAATGCTGTTACCTTTTCCCCATCTTCGATTACATGACCGCAATTAATACACTTAAAGATATCCTTGAGTCTTTTAATATTCATCGCAACCCCATCGCTGTCCGTAAATCACCGATATCTTCCTGTGAATCGGACGGACGGAAAGAAACTCCGCTCAGTGCGTACCTGAGCGCATCGATAAAATGATTATCTTTGTCAACCGGTGAATTCATGACCTCGCCATCCTTGTTAAGCTCAAATTGATACGTTTGAAATTCGTTTATCGCATACTGCATTTCCCGGTCTATTATTACCTCGTCGAAATGCTGAATGTACTGGATGCCGTGATTAACCGAGCCCGGACCACCTCGCGCCGAAATGGCGTTAATGCCATGTCCCCGGAGTTCGGCTGTTGACTTTGGTTCTGAGGGATCACATCGTAGATATTCACGGTTGCCGATTGTCTTTTTCGCCTCGGCTGCAATCTGTTCGTTTTTCATGCCATATTCGTAAAAACCGTGTGTAATGTAAAGTTTGTTGTCTTTAGGCGCACACCTCGCAAAAGCCGTGGGATCGTTCGTATAGCCATAATCAAGGCCGTTATAGTACGTGCTGAATGCATCCCGGAGCCCTGTGAGGTTTGCGGTTTTCCAGTTTTTGAATATGAGATGTCCCAGAACACCCCATTCTCCGAGGGTGTAAACCTTGTAATAGTATTCGTTCTTTTCGTTTTCGAGGTAATAAGCATCTTCGGGGGCGAGAAAGAGGTTATCTTTGTACGTGGTTTTCAGGATGGCAAGATGCGGATCTCTATAATCACGGTCACTATCTTGGAAGTTTTGAAAGAACTCTTTATAAATCCAGTGTGTTCGCATTATAGGATTGAATGAGAAGGTTAATCGTTTAGGAACTCTCGATATCCCCCGAAGGCGCTTTGTAAGTTGTAAATAACTATCTTTGTTTATTTCCGTGGCTTCCTCGAGCCAGACATCGGTAATTACTCCTTTTATCGGACGAATCCCTTTGACTTTTTCAACATCGTCCAGTCCGGTAAAATATATTTGCTGGTTGTTTGCACATGTTACTGTAAGCTCCGATTTATTGATCTTAAATAGTCCGTGTAAATTCCAATTATAAATGACCTGTCTAATCTCATTGAAAGTTGACTTTTTATTTGTGTTCCCGGTGTTCCTGACGACTAAATAATTTCGATCACCTTTGAGAATATCAGAAATACAGCGCTCCGCGGCAAAAACAGATTTCCCGGAACTCGCACCACCAAAGAATATCTGCGTGCGTGTCTGGTCGTTAAGATACGGGCGGTATACCGGATTGATATGTCGGGGATCGATATTGACGTTAATCATCGGTTTCGTTCTCATTAAATGTGACGTTTATTTTCATGTCACCGGTTAATTCATGTTTATCGATGAACATACCGAGATGCTTACCGATCTTCTCCAGGGCTCCAGCCTTATCATGGAGCTTGAATTTAATCGAGCCGCCGTCCTTTGACTTGGTCACGCTGACTTCCGAAACTGCGGCTGACTGGTCTTTTGTGAGCTCGGTCGATTCTTTCAGCTTGTATTTGTTTCCGCCCCATTCGACATAATCCGAGACATCAGAGAAGCCGAGTTTGGCGAGTTCTGTTAAAACTTTATCGGCAGTTATCTCCAGGCGTTTCGAGCGTTTGTCAAGAGCTTTTTGGATTTCAGCATGGATAATAGGTTTTGTTAAGTTTTCACAACCTATTGCATTTGCCGTCTTTTTACTGTATCCCGCCCGCTCTGCTGCCTTCGTTGCATTCAGGTCGATGATATACTCTTCACAGAATATTTTCTGCTTTGCCATGAGTTTCTTTTTCAATGAAATCACTTCCTTTAAATATCAGTCTGTCTTTTCGTTTATTCTAATGTGCATAATATACACCGGTCTTTATTTATATAATATATCACGTTGTATTTTGCTGAATAGTACCACATCGGTTATACTCCTTTTAAAAACTCTATTATAGGCACAAGTATTCTTCTCATTATGAACATTATAAAGCTCCACCAAAGTTGCTTTAATGGTTTACACTCTTTATTAAAAGTTTTGTTCATTTAAACGATTCCCTTTAAAAATTCATTGACAATATTGACAAAACTACCGGATGATAACTATCCCCCCCTCTTTATCTCCCCCCTATCAATACAGAGCTTCTTTTTATTTTCTGTCTATAAGCAAGACCGAGATTCTTTTGTATTGAGGCTATATCCGGTCTATAGAATATTGCTTCCTCAAAAGTCTGGATTGCCTCGTCGAGTTTTCCCATACTCACAAGTGCTACTCCGAGATTATTATACGCCTCGATATAGGTTCGATCATATTTTATTGCTAAATTATACAGTTCTATTGCCTCTTCGTACTTCCCTTGTTTTGCAAGAGCCAGCCCAAGATTATTATACGCATCAAAATTGATGGTGTCAAGCTCTAATACTGTGCGGTATTGTTCCATTGCCTCATCTATATATCCAAGGCGGGCAAGAGCGAGTCCATAATTGTTTAAGGCGCTGATATAAGACGGATTAATTTGGAGCGCCTTTTCATAATACCTGACAGCTTCTTTCGTTTCGCCCACCAGATAGTAATACCTGCCAAGGGCAAAATATGGCCTCGCCTTGTTAGGGTGTTTTTTTATGACATCGTTCCAGAGGACAACGTTGTTTTCCCAGACCTTGTTTCTCTCGAATGTCATAACGGAAAAAATACTGATGATTACGCATAGTGCTATTAGAATTATCTTCTTATGCTTTTTCCACCCGAAGGTGAATATCATACTAAGACAAAAAAGAATAACTCCGACCATCGGCAGATATAGACGGTGCTCAAAAATAACGTTGTGAAGCGGCTTGATGCTCGACTCGACAAATAGAGTGCAGAAAAACCAGAGAATCCCGAATGAAGCTATCCTGTACTTGGAAGAGTAGCGTACAGCCCAGAATACGATAGCGGCAAGAATGAATAAGCTCATTATTGTCGGTGCATGAAACAGGGTCTGCGAGGCCGGGAAATCATAGTCGAGACTCTGGTTTATTGGAAAAAACAGGAGCCGAATGTAAGTCACTAATACTCTGAACTGAGTAATTAGGTATATCCAACTCGTTAAGGGCGGGTCAAGGTGACGTTGCGATTCAACGGTCAGTAAAATGAGCGACAGCCTGAATTTAAAGAAAAAAGGAACTATGAGAAAAAACAAGATAGCGGGAATGAGCAATACCCAGAACTTCCTTGTGCGTACTATTAGAAGAATATCACTCAATCCTGACCTGAAGAAAAAAAGCTCTATCAGAAGTAGAGTTACCGGGAGAGTAACAAGAGTTTCTTTGGTGAATATTCCCATAATAGCAGAAAAAACCATGGCGGTGTAACATATATATTTTTTTGATCCCCCTGAAAGTCTGCCCTTTACAAACAGGCTTACCGAAAGCAGATAAAACACAGCCGCCAGAGCAGCAAGTCGCTGGACAATGTAAGTAACAGCCTGAGTTTGTAGAGGGTGTGAAACAAATATAAGGGCTGCCAGTAAAGCTATAAGGCGTCTGTGAGAACTGATCTCTTCCCCACGCATACGGGGTGTCGAAAATATCAATAGCACAAACCAGTATACGAGGAATGAAGCGCAGATGTGTATGAGCAGATTAAAAACATGATAGCCAAAAACATCGAGCCCGTGCAAATAATAGTTTAGTGCAAAGGTAAGATATCCCACGAAGCGCTGCCGTGAAAATCCCCATAGACCTCCGATATTCCTGATATTCCTGATGGATAAATTTTCTACTATGCTCTCGGTATCATCAAAATAAAAAGTACAGTCAAAACTATTGGAATAGATAATTATACCGAGAAAACATATGAGAAAAAACGGAAGAACTTTTGTAGCGCTCCACTTATTTGTGAGTTTCTTTTTTAAACAAAACAAGCGAGACTCTCCTCATCTATCATCCAGTTCAGATCATTCAAGGCAACGGCATCTTCTTCGGTAATCCCGGCTTCGATTAGTTCATATATATCAGCCGCAAATACTATATCATGTTCAGCCACTTCAATATCTGCTCCGGGTAAATACTTTCTTATAATTTGTAGTCCCCTAAAAATGTTATCAGTGGGGGATTTTACTCCATAATTATTATCACCCTCAAATATCTCCGTAAATCTTTCTTCAGTGATTACCATCGTTAACCTTCCCTTCTCGTTACTTTACGTAATAGACTGTCCCCCCCTTTTTATTCCCCCCTTAAAATAATCCCGTTTGCGAGCTTTTACAGTTCCATCCTTTTGATAAGCTCTTCCTGCAGTTTTCCCGGCTCGAATATATCGAGTAATCCCTCGAGCTTCTTCCTCCCCTCGTGATCGTCGGCGGCCAGTTCAGCGTACTTTTCCCGGACCAGCCCGTGGATCTGAATGACGGTCATTGTCCGGATTTTGTTCTTTGCGGTGTCGGAAAACAGTTCGGCTTCCGCCGGCAAATTAAGAGGTGTTTCGGTATCTTGTTCCGGAGCCATCGGCTCTGCCTGAATAGGTTCAGGTTCTTTCTTGACTGTGGTTTTCTTTCTTACCGCTGTTTTGCGTGGTCGTCCCATTGTAAAATCCTCCTGTTTAGTTTAGTGAGTCGGGTTCTGGAGACTTATTAAGTAACTCACACAGCCTTTTTGCTATCACCGTAATATCCCTTCTCTTAAACGCATAAGCCTCCTTGATTTGTTTGGAAGTTGCGAGGGTGAGTTCGCCTTCCCTAACAGATATAGGGTTGTCTATCCCCGTTATTATACATCTTATGTAATAATATCTTTCAGACAACCATATCATACTTGTAAGTTCTACCAATCCACCCTGCCACATATACAACCTCTTCACATCAAGCTGTTCTGGTTCAGGCTCTTTAGGTTCATCTTCCTCTATCATTTTCAAATACTTCTCATAACTGAAAGCTGTCATAGTTTCCACTATTTTGTTATACTCTTCTTCGGTTAATGTTTTCATGTCCCAAGACTCCTTTCTTGTCGCCAAATAGATATTGCTTTCTTATGAATATCACACACCCATGAATGCCCAGTATTATGTTCTGGCTCCCACCTATCAAGGTTACAATTACATTGTGTGGTTTTCTCAACCTCACGAACAATTTCGTCCAGTGTTCGAATCATTACTACCATCACTCCTCCTTATCATAGATTGAACCGATGCGTTTAGCGTTTACTAATTCATATTTGGCATGATTTCCTCTACCACGACCGCCCTTCCTGCCGATGGACAAATAATGTATATCCTCCTCCTCATCCCAGCATAAAGTAAAAAATCCATAGACTTCATGATTGCCAGTATCCCCTTCAAACCACCATTCATCACCGACTTTAATGCCTTGCTCGAAGGAATCAGGATCATAAACCCCGTGTACTACACTGAAATTTTTCGGAGTACTGGAGCGTGTCATTACTTCTATGCAGTGGTCGTCATTTAGCTTCATCCAGCCTCTAAGTATTGCCTTATCTGATTCAGGTACTATATTCATTGCCTTGCTTATTAATAAGAAGTATTTATGCCCGACAATTTTTCCATCCTTCAACAGGCGTTTCATGTCCTCAGTTCGTGGCATCCTTCAGCCTCCTTCTTGTCAATATACCAAACCCAGCTATCCCCGTTTAGCTCTGGGTGTTCTATATCAAGCCATGATTTTATCACATCATGCAACACGGAAAACTGCATTGTTTTAATTCCAATGGAACGTAATTGTGAGAATGTAAGACCCTTCACCTGCACTGCCTCGACCTTTCCTATAGTCCAGACATGCCTGCAAGCTTTGTTGGGCATGGTGACTGAGAAACGCCAAGGCAGGGGATTAGGGTTGTCTGTTGTGAAATGATATCTTTCAGTTTCCTCATTAAAAGGGAATTTTAGTTCCGCAAGTTCCTCACTAAGAGATACCCATTCATCCTCAAATTTTTCAGTATCTTCATACTCAATCCACTTAGTTTTCCCATCCTTATATTCGATCTGTACTTCGCCGTC